CAAGCATGATGAGGAAGGCGTAAAGCCATGTTTTAAACTCGAAGCCGCCGTGAACCGTTTTTTCTTCAGTCATTCTAGATGCCTTTCCTTAATAGTTCTTCAAGTTCCTTCATGCTTCCAACGATTATGTCCGAGTGAGCTGTGATCCATGGGCTGGGATCTTTAATCTTGCAGACCGTCACGGTCTTCTTCCCGTTCATCTTGGCGTAGAAGAGCTCCATGCAGGTTCCAGCTGAAAGCCTAGGCAGATAAGCGAGCAGGATATCGCATCTTTCGATGTCTTCTAGGTCCCGCTGGATGAAGCCCTTCGGCGGCACGTTCTTCCACCATTCTTTCGGTGGACCGCGGTACAGAACCTTCTCCCGCCGCCAAGGATCAACCGGTTCATACCCGTAACGTAGAAGCATCCTGTTCAGCTTATCCCTGTAAGACTGCCTCTCTTCCATCCCTTGAATAGGCCCAGAAAGGAAAACCTTCTTTTCCATCTTCCAGTCACCCGTCAGACATGTGCTAACGAAGATTGTCTTCTATGGTCTTTTGTATAACCCTTTCTATTTTAGACTGCCGCATTGGATGTTCGGGTTCTTCCATATGAGGTAGACTTTGGTCTGGGCTAGGACGGCTAGTCGGCTTAGGATCTTTGCTAGCGTCTCAACGGAAGCCTCTGAAATGAACTTTTTGAATTCTGGTTTCTTGACGTATGCTTTGCCTGAGGCTTTTAACCGTTTGTAGTATCCCTGCGAAACACTTAGGAGAATCTCCTTAACCTTCTTCATCTCTTCTTTTTCAAGGGCTTTTAGATGATTCACGTTTGTCTCTTCGCTCGCTAATGCGTAAGCCTTGAAGCCTAACCTCTCCAGTTTCCTAATAGCTTTCTGCACAGTTCGGTCTCCACAGGTCTCAGCTATCTTCTTCATTCCCGCCTTTTCAAAGAACGGATTGTAACGCGCCATGACCGCCACGGTTTCGACGTATAGGCGGCCTGTCAACGGCAAGGTTTCTTTGACCAGTCTTACGCCTAGACCTATGCTTCGGTATTTCGGGTGCAGAACCACTCGGCTTATCGTTGCGATTTTACGGTTCAGCTCTTCGACTGTGAGCCTTCGCCCTAATGCTCTGCGGCGTCCGAAGATGTTCAGCGGCGGCCAGCTGTAGAATATGACGCCTACTAATTCACCGTCCAGCCGTTTCAGGGTGAAAATCTTCAGCGGCAAGGGATGGGTCTCAGGGTTTCGGTAATGGAACTCGGCGAGCTGCTTGTAGTCTTCCAAGGATCCTTCTTGGATCTTTAAACCTTGGGTTACGGTGCAGACGGTGTTAAGCCTGTTTGGGTGATATTTCACCTCGAGCTTCTTTCCCCAGCCTTTGTGTATATGAACGGAGGGCGCCAAGTCCTCGAATAGGTCTGTGTGTGTCGTAGCTGCGATCACGGCTCGTCCGGTTCTTCTAGCCTGTTTCTGAACGTTGAAGGCTACGATCTTGGCGGTTTCTCGGTCTAGGGTTGCGCAGAACTCGTCCATGAACCAGTATTGTCTTCCAGACTCGATTAGCTTGGCGATGCGGTAACGGTATTTTTGACCGTCGCTGAGTTGGCTGTACCGTCTCACGAAGAGATAGGCGTCGTTCAAGCCTACTCGGCTGAGAAGCTCAAGGGCTTCATCCAAGCTCTTTCCAACGGTCTCGATTATCGGCTTTTCCGGTTCAGTCTTCACATCTTCAATGTTCACGGCTTCGTTTTGTAGGTCTCTTTCTAGGGCTTTTAGGAGGACGGATTTTCCGCTTCCGCTGTCGCCGGTTATGAGGACGATGTCTCGAGGTTCGATCTTCAGGGTTACGTTGTCGTATATGATGTGTTCTCGGTGTTCGTCGACGCCTATGCCGAAGGCCTCTGCGACCCCTATGGTTCGAGGTGTAATCTCAGTCTTAACCTTGTATCGGATGTCCACAGTGAACTTTCCGGTCTCGGGGTCATATTTCCGTATCAGTTTCCGTATCCTGAAGTCTTCGCGTTTTCGTCTCAAACTTTTCAGCCTCTCAGTCCACCGTAACCTTTAGTAGGCTCTCATGAGGAGGCTCGGCTTCTCCGTCGTTCTGGTCGCCGCGTAAACCGCTAAGGCTAAAGCCCAGAACCTGTCGTCGTGGGTTCCTTCCGGATGGCTGAACCTTATTCGCCCCGTCTTTGTCAGCATGAATCTTTCGGTGTTCAGCTCGTTTATGAGATGTTCATCGTATGGTACCCAGAGATTTCCCCCGGTCATCTCTTCCTTCAGCACCGTTGCAAGCTGCTCCTTCCTCTCCTCAGTGAAGGTTACGCCTTCCACGTTTGGGATTCCAGCGTTCTCCGCGTCTTCCACTATGTACTCGCCTAGCCCGGTCTTGTCGAGGTATGCCGCGTGAACGGCGGTCCATCTGTCGCTTAGAACCTTCATGTGTCCGATTACGCTGGCGTATGGGGTTCTTAGGGGGAACTGGTGGCAGTATCTTAGGAGAAGCTTCTTGTCTTTGCGTTCTATTACGGCTAGAACCGTGTGGTCTCTGTGTTTTCCGAAGTCTCCGCCGATGTAGAAGTCGCCTTGGACGTATTCTTCGAAGCTGTAGTATCTTAGGTCGAAGCCCAGGGTTCTCACGGTTCCGATGCACCGCGTTATGAGGTCTTGAGGAAGCCAGACGTTCTCATCCTCAGCCCATTCTGCCTCCATCTCCCGCCGCCAACGGTAAGGGTCACCTCGGAGCTGCCGCTTAATCTTCTCGAGGAACCCCGTCTTTAAAGGTCCGTTCGGTTCCACAGCTTCCCGCCATGTCACGTGGCTCTTCGCGAAGTCTTTGTAGTCTTCATGGTTGAATATCTTGTAGAAGACGGAATCTGTGCTCCAAGGGGTGGAGGAGCAGATGAATTTTCCGTTTGTGGTTCCCAACGTGAAGAGAATCGCGTCGTAGAGTTCCTCGTCGTTGGCTATGAAGTTCATCTCGTCGCAGTAGACGACGTGGAGGGTTGGTCCCCTAATCGTCTCAGGATTGTTTGGGAAAGCCTCGATTGTGCTTCCGTTTTTAAGCCGGACCATAGTCTGTAAGGGTTTTTCACGCCATCTCTTCGGGAGTTTTCTGATGAGAGCGTTGATTTTTCTGATGACCAGTTTCGTCTGACGCCAGCTTGGACCTACAACAGCGATGTTGCAGCTTGGATGTGTAAGGGCGTACCAGAGTAGAACCGCTGCGATTATCTGGGATTTTCCGCTTTGGCGGCACCATCTTGCAGCTACGAACTGGTGTTTCAGGAACTTTTCGATCAGGTCTCTCTGGTATTTTGTCGGCTTGAAGCCTAGGATGTACTCGCAGAATAACGCGGGGTCCTTCAAGACTCTTCTTAGAGCTTCTTTCTTTTCGGGGTCCATCTCTTCAGAAGCTTCCTTGGCTCGATAAACTCTGAAGGCAGTTTTTCAGCTATGATCTCTGCCCATTCGTCGATATCGCTCTCTTCAGGCTCCGCCTTTAGGATTCGGAGGAGAGCTTCGGCGCAGCGGAAGAGGTTGTTGTACAGTCTCGGTTTGAGCTTCATGTATTGGGGCGTCTGGTTGTTCAGGTTGATTCTGATTCTGTCGAACTCAGTCAGCAATGCTAAGACCAGCTTGCGGTAGATCTCTTCTTTGCTCGGCGGGTCTTTTTTCTCTGTCCTCTGCGGAAAAAAATTAGTATATAAAGGTTGTAACAATTCTGTAACAATTCCGCGTTTTCTCAGATTGTAGATCTTCTGTCTTATGGCGGATTCAGACTTTCCGAGAGTCTCTGCTATCTCGTTGTACGGTCTGCCTTCCTGAAACATCTGTAGGAGTCTTTGGGTTTCCTCTGTCTTCCATCTCTTCATGGGGTTTTGGCTCCTAATAGTAGTCCGGTTATGGTTCCGATTAGTCCGGTTATGGCGGCGAAGATCTCGTTGTTCCATCTGCCGAGCACAATTAGGTGAGCTAGCTCTAGGGCTGTCAACGCGGCTACCGTGAGCATGGTGAACTGAACGAAGAGAACGAGTCTCTCGCTTGGAGGGATCTCTTCAAGTCTCAGCTCCTTCCGCCTCCCCTTTCTCGTCCACACCCTCTTCGTTAGGGCTCTTCGAATAGTCTCCTTCAAAAGCTCCATTTTTCGGTGAGCTCCTTCTTCTCCTCAGATCTTAACTTTGACTCCGCACCGAGTTTTTCTGATCTTGATCTTCTTGAGAACCAGGTTTGGGAAGGTCTTCTGGTAGGACCGAGGCATCAACAGGATGATCTCCTCGATGAGGGTGACGGGTATTCTAGCCACTCCCCACTCGTCCCATCCCTTAATGTGCTCCTTTCCTAGAAGCAGATGCTTCCTTTTCCTCCCCTTCATGCCTAGGTAGATACCCCATTCGTAGACAGCTACCTCAGGTTTCTCATGTTGATTCAGCTTTGCACGTAGCTCCGAAGCATCAAACCATTTAATCAGAACCAGATCGCCTTTACGAAGCTCCTCAATTTTTACTTCTTTCATCTCTTTACGCCACCCCGTAGTCGAGTGAACCGTCGATGTAGGTGATCCGTGCGTAGTCTCGGACGCCGGGTTCAGCTGCCGCATGCTTCAGCTTCGCCTTCAATTTTAACTGGTCTCCACCGATGACCGTGCTTGAATCAGCATCATCCGCCGCCATCCCAGTTATCTTGAAGAGAACCCGATGGTTGCAGCCGAGTTTCCGGCTTACGGTGCCGACGCCTGTGACTGTCTGACCGCGAGTATTCTTGCCTGCTATTACATCGTGAGCGACTGATTCTGGGTCAGTGAAGTTTTTGGTTGCTCCCCAAGCGTCGGCGTTCCCCCAGTTACCGATTTGGATCCATGCTGAGCCGTTCCAGTACCAAAGCGTGAACTCGCTTATGTCGTCTCCGCATTGAATCTCCAAGACCACATCCTGCGATGAAGCTTTATCGTTATCAACGTAGAATTGCCAGTCAACTTCAAGCCTGTCAGCGCTGTAGTTTATGCTGAATCTTCCGATGTGAGGGTCAAAAGACTTTAGGTTTAAGCGATAATCCAAATCATGCAAGTAAACTTCATCAGTTTGAACGTGTGTATGAGCTATCGCCGGCACTCCATCGATTTCAAGATACCATCTCCACACATTCTTATTCCCAGACACTAATCTTATTCTCGGCGCTGTTCTAACTTTTCCATAGCCGAATAGAGAAAACTCATTGATATCAACTAAGATTACCTCACCGTAGCCAAGATTGTAAAGCTGCTCTATCTGAGATTGAGAAGGGTTAACGAATATGCCTTCTATTCGCCACGAATGTTCATAGCTTACCAAACTTTGGTGAAAAGAGCCGACTTCTCCAGGAAGGCTAATTTTCTTCAAGTTCCGCGTTAGAATAGGCTCAACCAATCTAATAGCTCCATTTGTTCCTAAATCAATTCCGCCTATCTTTGCCATGTTTTCTCACCTCAACCTCTTCGATCTTTATCTCAGGCCTTTTCCTTCGGTCTTCTTCTTTGACATCTTCGATTACTATCCAACCACCTATCTTTTCAGCAATCTTCTCAAGCTCTACTTTTGAAGGGGTTCCATCAAACTCGATCTCGATGATATTCTTCTCTAACAGCACGTACTTTATAGGCGTCTGCTCCTGCAGCGCCTTCGGATTAAGAGGAATCTTCTTAAAGTGAATCAGAACCAATCTTCAAACCCCGTCCAATAAAATACATCAACCATCTTATCTGCTGCCGCTCTATTGTTGTGATGAATGTAGAGGCTACTACAGAAGTCGCTTGCTGGAAGCGTCGTACTTATCCTCTTCTCCAACTTCCCGTCAACATAGAAAAGACATTCTCTTCCGCTGTGAAGAACAGCCTCCAAGACAAGTGTATCGCCAGCACTAATGTTTTTTATGAGCTGCTGTGTTGAGCTAACCCCATCCTGAGTTATAGCGTACAACTCGTTATTTTGATAAATATGAAAGCCAAATAGCTTGTTGCCGTTCTCCATGAAAAGATTTGTATGCTGGTCTGTATTGCTATACCATTTAACTTTAGTTTTAAACCTTGGATTCTTGTCAAAATGAAATAGCCTTTCCTGAGTTTTAAATTCTGCATTACTGAATCCTTGATTTCCTGTTTGAAGCCTGATTCTGCCTGCAATCACACTTACTGAAGCTGTCCCGTCCGTTACAATCGTAAAACCAGATGTGCTTTCACCAGTAAACCTCAAATGTTCTCGTTCAAGGTAGATATCTATAGTCGGAACGGGACTTTTCGCGTAGTTATCTGCTCCACGAGAACCCTCTTCAATAAATAATTCACCAGGATATAGCAAGAAAGGCCCGCTTGCACTAAGTTTACTTAGATTAGTCAATCCGAGAACGGTTAATTCACCGCCGTCAGCGCTCACTCGCCTCTCAATATGATGTATACGAAGAGATTCATCTATGTCGAGAAGAGGGTCTACAAGTTTAACCGTGTCGAAAACATCGTAGGCTTTACCCTGATAAGCGTCTACAACTTGTATTTCTGCAAGTTTCACGTCATTCTCAAAGTCAGCTAAAAGAGATGTTGCTGCTTTCTCACACGTATCAAAGGTTACAAGGTTTTTGCGGTTAATTGTTTTTTCAGGGTCTCCACTAGCGTAGCCGGTTGATTCTGCTTCGCCGTATATGAGGTAGTAGCTTTGACTTTGCCCCAGCACTATGACCTTTTTAACTTTGAAAAACTGGTTGATCATGTAAGGCTCTTGGTAACACTGCAATAATTCTCCGCGCTTGAAAACAATGCTTGAAGAGAGATCTGTTCCACATTGGCTCTTAAAATCTAAAGCTCCAGCCGGATTAACGAATATCTCCCATCCAGTTACAAAGCATATCTCCTCGAACCCTCTACGCCTAGTGAATTTTGATTCGTCCTCACTGCCATACTCCATCACTATATTGGAGCCATAACTGTCTATAGTTCCAGGACTCAAATCGCTGTTAGCCAAATTATTCGAGATCTGCGTTGAAGGATCAGAATTAACGCGCCTGTTTACCATACGTAGAAGACCGATTTTTCTTTTTAAGTCAACGCCTGAAACGACAAGACGGGTTCCTTCGTTATCGGCAACCTTTTTCAGTCGGTAAATCTTTCCTCGATAAACTTCATCTCCATCCCGGTATATCTTAACGATATCGCCTCCACTGATCGGTTCTAGAGTAGGCAACACAACATTGAAGGGTTGAGGCTCTAAAGAATAGTCTCTTTCGTAGGCTAACGAGAGAAAAGGATATTCATCGCCTCCGATCTCAACTTTATAGTTTGTCATCAGGTTTTTCTCTCCAGTTTTTCCATTAACGTTCGATACATGCGTTCGCCAGCTCGTTCTAAGTCTAATTCGCCTGTCACCGGGCCGAAATAATTCGTTATCTTGACTTCTCTGACGCCTAACTGTTCAGGCATCCTATGTAAAACAGGAGAGACATTCATAGAACCGCCTCTTAATCCGCTTAAGTCTGCTCTCCTGTTAAATCCCATTATGCTTCCGAGAGCTTTCCCCATGCTGGAATCGACATAACTAACGAAGTCTCTGAGGTCTTTCTTGCTGCTTTCAACCGCATCCCCTATCGCGTGGGCGAAACAGATACTATTAATAAAGTCCTGAATTGCATTGTTAGCTGCATTCATAGAGCCGCCGACCCAGTCTGTAAAGCTGCTTAAAGCTTTTTTCGCCGTGTCTGCAGCTTCAAACAAGGCATTCTTCAACCAGTTCAGTTTATCAACGACAAAGCCGACAGCAGCGTCCACCGCATCCTTGAACCCCATAAAATTAGTCGCGTAAGCCGTCGCAAACAAGGCTATAGCGCCAGTCACCAACCCGATAGGACCAAGCATAGCGTGAGCTGCAACCCCAACAGCGCTCATCGCCCCTGAAACCCCGCCTAACCCGAGACGGCCCAAGAGCATCCGCGACAGCACCTATTGGTCCAAGACCGACAGCAAACTGTTTCCAGGCAAGTGTCATCTGTGAAGTCATCTCGCCGAGCTGGTAACTCGCGTTCTCCTGCTCAGCGTTCAATTGAGCCATCTTGCCAGCAGCCGTCTCCATAACCATGTTAACTTTGTCCTGCACATCTCTGGCTGCCTCCATCTCAGCAATAGTTCTGCCTATGCTGCCTTGATAGTTAATTAAGCCGAGAACCGCCCGTTGAGCTCGTACATCAAAGACGCTAAGGTATTTGTTGACCGCCTCCTGGTTTTCTCCGAAGGCTTCAACGTTACTTCTTATCTGCTCCACAATGTCGTCGAGGCTTCGCATTGAGCCGTCCGCGTTGTAAAGGCTTATTCCGAGATCATCCGCTTTTGCAATTAAATCCTTGAACAAGGCGTTAAGGTATGTACCAGACTCTGTCGCGCTGCCGTAAGTCTTGTCGAGCTGAACCAGAGCCGCCAAGGTTTCTTCAAGGCTTAACCCCATGTTTGCAGCTGCTGCTCCCGCATTGGCTAATCCGCTTGCGTATCCTGCAGCCGTATCGATACCTGCGTCCGCCGCTTTGCTGATTGCATCTAAAGCCTTTGCTGAATCGGTTGCTTCTAAGCCGAACATAGTTAACGTCTGAACGAGAAGAGCTGAAGCTTGCTCTGTGCTTATTCCTTCCAGACGTGCAAGGCTCAATGCGGACCGTAACGCTTGAGCTGCTTCTCCAGCGCTCATACCCGCCTTAACCAGCGCCTCTAAAGCTGCAGCTGAATCAGCAGCAGTGAAACCTAAGTCAGTCTGCGCCTCACTCACCTTCGCGAGAACGCTGCGAAGTTCTTCAGCTTCTTTTCCCATCACGTTCGTTGCTGAGATAATCTTTGTCAAGGTTTGCTCGTAATCCATGAATCCTCTGCTAGCCTGCCCTGCTACACTTGTCACCGCTCCCAAGGCGTCATGAGCTAACTCTCCGAGTAAGACGCCCGCCGCAGTCTTCGCGACACCCTTCAACCCACTGAGTTGAGACTTCACAGCTTGCAAGCCTGAGACAGCGCCACCTACATCAGCGGAGACTTGGATCAAGAGAGGAGTTAACCCAAACGGCATTAGGATAACGCCTCCAAAATCTTCTTAGTCAAGATTCGCCGGATCCCTTCACGGTTCTTTTCGAGGGCTGGTCGCATGTAGGGTTGCGGAGGCGTCCTCGAGGTCCCGAATTCCTGATAAGCTGCATAATCAACCTCCCTTCCAGTTTTCGGGTTGATTATACCTCCGCCTCCAGCAATAACGGAAACCTTGTGTTGCCTGCCCCTTGAAGAAACATCAGATCTTCTAATTGATTTTTGAAGGGCACCGGTGTCAACAGGAGCAAACTCCTTCGCATCATCTTTGATTTTTTCCGCCGCCTCAGCCAACCCTTCTGCTACAGCCTTGTCTAGGCTACCCGCTATCTTGGTTAGATCAGCATTCAGCTCAACTAACCCTTGAATCTCTAACTTCACACTCAACCTTTCTTCCCTTCTTCTTCGGTATTAGGTAGCACATGCACAAGTTCGCTAAGGTCTCTAACTTGAGGCTCGGCTTGCGTGGAAACGGCGGCTTTAACCTGCTGCTGAATTGACTTAATAAAGTGGACATAGCCGTAAAGCAAGACTTTCCGTTGCAGCGGCGTCAAAGCCTGCTGGTTCTCTGCGATCCGGTAGCCCAACTCGTGGAGTAGAATTATTTCTTGCCCTTCCGGGCTTTCCGAAAACCCTTGATTGCCTCCTCAGCCTCAGCCGTGAACCCTGTTATATTGTCGACTGTGCTCCAGATTCGATTGAAAACCCCCGGCTTAATCCGTTTAACGTCTTCAACCGTCCACTCCTCCTCTTGACCTTTCGATAATGCCTTGCTGACTAGATGAAATTTTGCTTCGTCCATACCTGTCTGTGCCGAAGACAAGTCAATCGCTGAAAGGTTAATCTTCCCTTTCGAGAACAAGTCGTCAACGCCGACTTCCGTGTCCGCCTTAACCTTCAAATGTTTAAGCCGCATAGCTCTGGCTTCAGCTAGGTCTCCAGCGTCTGGAGGAGCCACAACAAAGACGAAGCCTTCACCATACTCTTCCGCTGGAACATCGATTCTTAAGCTGGCACCTTTAAGCACAATTTCACGGGTAATCTTAGGCAACCCTCAATACCTCACTCATCTTAAGACTGTGTCACTGTCGCGGTTTTAGCTCGGAAAGGCATCTCCAAGACTACTTTCTCGTTCTTCGGCGAAGGAATAGCTCCGCTTGGAAAGATCACACCCGTCAACTTGATGCTTATCGCCTGCCCAGCTACGCCAGTGTCATACTTCAGGTACATCACGTACTCAGTCAAAGATGTCTGGAAAGGCGCTAACAAGTCTAGCTGCTGCGTCTTGCTGACCATCAGCTGCCGTAACGTACCCTCATAGGTCTTAAGCCCTGGAGCCCAAACCTGTATCTCATCGTCGCCCAGACCGTCGACGCCTTCAATGTTCTGTTTAGGTTCGAAACGGACTTCCTGCGCAACTGTCACAGCGTACTGCGTGGTTTCGCCGCTGTCCCATATCTCCACCGTCACGTTCTTTCCGACGTATACGTCTGCATCCGCCATTCTTTACCCTCCTTCTCATCTCCCTTTTTTTACATGTCACATAGGTGACTATGAAATCACAACTCCACTCTCCGCTTTGAACGGGGTCTCAACAAAAACCGGTTCATTCTTCGGCGTGGGAAGGCTTCCACTCGGAAAAGTTACGTTGTCAAAACCGATCTTCCGTATGTGGCCTGCCCCGTCATCCCAAGAAACGATGATGCCGTAACCGTCTAATCTGTTCTTATCCGTGACTCTTAGATCGTCATAGTAAATTGTCTTCTTTCTTGCGTCCAAGACGATCTTTCCTTTATCGAAGGAGCTGTCATCCGCCGATAACACGTGGACGCCTTTTGAGCCAAGGTCAATCTTGCATCTTATCTTGTCATCAACCGCTTCAACCGTTAACTTGTAGTACTGGTTGTCACGGACATTCGGGATATAGATGCTTGAAAGCAGGTTGTCACCGCCGTCTCTCTTGTACAGGTTCATGGTGAGCTTGGTTGCTGAAAAGGTGCCGTTAATCGTCAAGAAATAATAATGGTTCAGATCCGTGTATCTGAAGCCGAAGCCTGGAATCCCGAGGTTGCTTGTGCTGAACCGTATCTTAACCGAGGCTTTAAAATCACCGATCTCAGGTAGAGGCTTAAACGAGTAAACCGTCTTCACGTCGCCGGTTGCTATACTTAAAACTCCATTCGCAATATTCAACGTGTTGCTGCCTGTAACATATTCCCATTCCTCTTCTTCCGCTTCACTGGAGAAGTAACGTGCAACTGTTCCGAGAGAGAAGACACTCAGCCTTTCAAGCTGAGCTTGCTGTCTGAACACTTCTCGGATACTGCCTGTAAACTCTTTCTGTAGAAGCGCCCACAGCTGAATCTCTTCGCTTCCTAACCCGTCTATGCCCTGAATTTCTCTTGAAGGTTCAATTCTAATCTCTTGAGCGACGTAAGGCGCCACGTCATAACGGTAGCTGCATAATATCTCGTCGCCCTCATCAAAGTCTCCGCTTGCCAAGGTAACTAAGCCTGTGCTGTCATCGACGCCCATTCTTGGTCACCGTGACGTGAGCAGCTTCATCTGCGACGCCGTCCAAGTCCCGGTCGCTTATCGGCGTCTTATAAACTGTGAATTTAGCCTTTGTCACTAAGCACTTCGCCACGTCACAGTAGAGCGTGGCATGGTTTACGCCGTCATCCGCATCTGTAGTTCTCGCAAGCAGATAAATGAAGCCGCTACCGTCAATGTAATCAGATAGATTCGAAGTTAAGGTTATGACGAGTTCTTCGTCTCCGCCTCCCGTACCGGACTGAGCGTTCTCCCAAGCCGAGGTCACGTGATTCCAGACTTTTACGGTGACGCCGTTGCCTCCCGGAGCCGTCCCATAACCCTCAAAGGTCAGCTTAATCTTTTTAGCATCCGCCTCATCTATGCCTGTTTTGAACCTGAAAAGCATCAAAGCATAATTGCCGTTCGTAGTCGTCGTTAAGCTATGCCTG